TGTAAGCACCGCACAAGCATTAGATAGAAATATAGTTGAAACAGCTAGTATTGGATAATTAACAAAAACACTAAAAAAGTATTGTATTAATATGGATATAGTAGAACTATTTATAGACGAAGAAGACGAAGTATCAGGAATAGAAGCGGTATCAATTGTAGAATCCCCTGCCATTGAAAGCGACTTTATAGCATTAAAAAACCAAGAGTTTAAATTTGCAGAGGTGAACAAAGAGAAGCGGATTCTTATGGGTGCTGCTTTGATTCCCAATAAACCAATATACAGAAAAAACGAAGACAACGAATATTATATATATTTTTCTAAAGCAACTGTACGTAAAGCTTCAGAGTTATTTTTTATAAGAGGTAACCAAAACAATTCTACACTAGAACACCAAATGCCTTTAACTGGTTTAACTGCAGTTGAAAGTTGGATAGTAGAAGATGAAAAAGATAAAACAAGGTTCTACGATTTAGATGTACCAATAGGTACTTGGATGCTTTCAATGAAAGTACACAATGATGATGTTTGGAACGATTACGTTAAAAGTGGAAAAGTAAAAGGATTTAGTATTGAAGGCTACTTTGCTGACAAGTTAGAAAGACCTAACGAACCAAACGAATTAGCAAAAATAGAAGAAGAAGAAAGCCAACACATAATAGAACAACTAACAGCACTTTTAAAAGGAGAGGACTACGATTTAGAAAGCTATTCCGACTATCCTGAATCAGTTAGCAACAATGCTAAAAGAGGTATTGACTTAAACGAAAAGGTAGATAACAAATGTGCTACACAAGTAGGAAAAATAAGAGCTCAACAATTAGCACAAGGTAAACCAGTAACAGTAGAAACTATAAAAAGGATGTTTAGTTATTTAAGCAGAGCAGAAGTTTACTACGAAAAAGGAGATACCGAAAGCTGTGGTTATATATCTTATTTATTATGGGGTGGTAAAAGTGCAAAGTCTTGGGCTGAATCAAAACTTAAAAGCATAGAGAATGAGTAGAATACCAAGCCCACAAAATGACAAGCGTGGATGCCTTTGTAAAGATGGCAAGTACTCTACTAAATGTTGTGATGGTAGTTTTCAGGCTCAAGGAATTGGCAATATAACTGGCGAGGTTCATACAGGTGTAGTTAATTACTATAAGGTTCAAAGATGCGGTCATAGTATGCACAAAGAAATACACGTACACGATAGAACTCTTACAGTAGGAAGTGTTTACTACCTTAACTTTGAAAATACAGGACATTCTAATTGTTATACTGTTTTAAATACAGTATCAAGTGGAGAACACCATATAGATTCTGAAACAGTTTATGTAGATTGTGATACTTGTATTGCAGCAAATTAAAAACACAACAAAACTTTAAATATATAATTGTATAAATATGGATAATAAAACAAAAGAGATACTTCAAAAGTTTTCTACTCAGAAAGTAGAACTTAGCATTGCAAGTGAATTAAAAAAACTTGAAAAAGAATTAGACAAAGGTAGAGATGACCTAATGCAGTTTGCTACTGATGCACGTGATGCAATAGCAAAGGGTGTTAGGGAAATGAATAGAGTTGATTCGGTTTATAGTGTTTCTAAAAAGATGCTTAGTGATGCAATAGCTAAAGCTAAAAAATTAGGTGTAGAAATACCCGAAGCAAAACAGCTGAAACAAGCTATAAATGCTTATGAACAGCAAAAGAAAACATTAACAAAAGTATTAAAATAAGATATGAAACCAAGTGTACAAAGAATATTTACCAAGTTAGCTAAAGAAAGAAGTGAAAAAGGATTAATGCCTGTACAATTAAATGCTATGAACCAAATAGAAGGATATATACAATCCGCCTATGGAGCATATGAAATGTTGGAAGAAGCATTAGAAGATGCTCAAAAGTTGGTAGGAAAAGCACACGATATTTATCGTTTTGATTTTTTAGATAATATTGGAAGTGCTGAAGATGAAATGGAATATCTTAAAGATGAACTTGAAGAATTAGGTGTTGACGAACCCTCAAGATTATCTTCATTAAAGTCGGATTTATCTGAATTAGAAAAATTATCCAATAAAGCAAAAGCTGACCTTTCTAATATTGGTAGAAATTAAAAACACAACAAAGTAAATATTAATTTATTGTAATATATATGAAAGCAACGGATATGTTAAACAAAGTAAAGGAGGTTATCGGATTAGAACTATCCGAAGAAAACCAAGAAATTAAATTGGCTCAAGCTACATTAGAAAACGGAACTATTATAGAAGCTGAAGAATTTGCAGAAGGTAAAGAGGTTTTTATTGTAACTGAAGACGAAAAAGTAGCACTACCAGTAGGAGACTACACTTTAGAAGATGGTCAAGCATTGATTATTGAAGAAGAAGGTATTATTAAGTCTATTGGAGAAGCAACTGAAGAAGCACCTGCAGAAGAAGAAGTAGAAGCTGAAGAAGTTGAAGCTGCCGAAGAAGAAATGGCTTATGCTACAAAAGAAGACTTAGCAGAAGTTAAATCAATGATTGACGAAATTAAAGCAATGATTGACAAGAAAGACGAATTATCAGTTGAAGAAACTGTTGAAGAAATTGTGGAAGAAGTTAAGGAAGAATTTTCAAAAGTTGAAAAAGTAAACCATAATCCTGAAGCAAGTGATAGTAAAACACTAAACCTTTACTCACAAAATCGTGGAACTTCTACAATAGATAGAGTTCTACAAAAAATATCTAATATTAAAAAATAAAACAAAATGGCAACAACTACAAGTATTACAACTACTTACGCAGGAGAATCAGCTGGACAGTACATCTCGGCGGCTCTTCTCTCTGGAGCGACTTTGGATAACGGTTTAATTACTGTTAAACCAAACATTAAATTTAAAGAAGTATTAAAAAAGGTTTCTACTGATGGTCTAGTAAAAGATGCAGGATGTGACTTTGCACCAACTTCTACACTTACACTTACTGAAAGAATCTTACAACCAGATTTCCAACAAGTAAATTTACAGATTTGTAAAGCAGATTTTCATAATGATTGGGAAGCTGTAAGTCAAGGCTACTCAGCATTTGATTCACTTCCTCCGTCATTTTCGGACTTCTTAATCGGTCACGTAGCTGCAAAAGTAGCACAAAGAACTGAGCAATCAATTTGGAATGGAGCAGCTGCAACAGATGGTCAGTTTGGTGGATTCAAAGAACTAATGTTAGCAGATGCTGATATTATAGATGTAGGAGCAGGAGCAGCAGTAACAGCAGCAAACGTAATTGATAAAATTGGTTTGGTTGTAGATGCAATTCCTTCTACACTTTACACTTCTGAAGATATGTTAATTTATGTATCTCAAAACGTAGCACGTGCATACACAAGAGCATTAGGTGGATTCCAAGCAACTATTGGTGGTGCAGGTACAGACAACAAAGGAACTCAATGGTACAACGGAGGGGGTCTTTCTTACGATGGCGTAAAAATCGCAGTAGCTAACGGACTTGCAGACGATACTATGGTAGCCGCAGAGAAATCTAACTTATACTTTGGAACTGGTTTATTATCAGACCAAAATGAAGTAAAAGTAATTGATATGGCTGACATTGATGGTTCACAAAATGTTAGAGTAGTAATGAGATTTACTGCAGGAGTAAACTACGGAATAGGAAGCGACATCGTACTATATTCTTAATAAATAAATTTTAAATAACCAAAAGGGGTAGGTGGGATTTCTTACCTACCCTTTTTTAATATAAAAAAAGATGGCTTGTGATTTAACTAGAGGTAGAAAAGAACCTTGCAAAGATGTAGTTGGAGGACTAAGAGCAATTTATTTTACTGACTTTGGAGACTTAGGAACAGTAACACAAGATGCTGATGACCAAATTACTGATTTGAGTGGAACTTTTACTGCTTTCAAATATGAATTAAAGGGGAATAGTAGCTTTGAACAAGCTATAACTTCTTCAAGAGAAAACGGTACAACATTCTTTGACCAAACATTAAATATTACTTTTAAGAAACTATCAAAAGAGGACAACAAAGAGGTAAAACTTTTAGCATACGGAAGACCTCATATAGCGGTAGAAGATTACAATGGTAATGTATTTGTAATGGGATTAGAACACGGTGCAGAAGTAACAGGTGGAACAATAGTAACAGGTGCTGCAATGGCAGACCTTTCAGGTTACACGCTTACTTTTAATGCACAAGAATTAAAACCTGCTAACTTTGTAGATTCACCAACAAGTGCAGACCCATACGCAGGAATGGGAAGTGCAACTGTAACGGTTACAGTAGGTAC